CGATCCCGAGCTGGTGGGCCTCCAGCATCATTTCGGCAATACCGCCCGCGCCGGCCCGGAGCAGCGGCATCAGCTTGAGGGCGGATCCACCCATCAGCTGATTTCCGATCTGCATCCGCTTCGCGCCGGATTCTACCTTGCTCATCCCCTCGGCGACTTCGAGCAGGATCAGATCTACCGACTTCATTTTACCGTCAGCGTCAGCGACCGACACCCCTAGCTCTTTGAAGTACTTGGCCGCTGGGCTCTTCTTGTCGCTGAACGCCTCCCCCGCCTTGATACTCAGATCCTTCAACCCGTCGCCCAGGTCGGTGATATCCGCGCCTGACAACTCGGCCGCGTGTTTCAGACCGGTGAGCATTTCAATGTCAACACCCAGCCGATCTGACAACTTGCCCACTTGATCATCGGCAGCCGCGGCAGCCTTGATCATACCGAAGAGCGCGAGACCTGCCCCTACCCCCGCGACAGCGACGCCAGCCAGCGCTTTCGCGCCGGCCACTGCCACTTTTTTAGAGGCCGTGAGACCCTGGTTGAATCTCTTCAAGGAGGAGGTATCTCCCTTGAAGCTCCACCGGGTCAGTAGCTCGCGGATCTTGGGCATTTACTGCCTCCCTCTTGCGTCGGCCTCGCGCTGGGCCTGGATCGCCGCTTTCTCTTCGGCGTCTTGCTGGAGGCGGATATGGTAGGTCAGCATCAGGTTGGCCGTCAGCAGGTCATCAAAACTCATGGTGTTATCTACCTCGCACCTGCTGACCACGTTTCCTACAATGGGGCGCCAAATAAACCAGTCGCTCTCTATTTCGTCGCCTACCTCCTCCCCGAAAACGACAGACGCGCTCAGTCCTTCTTGCTCTTCCCGCTGGCGGATTCGAGCAATCCGGCCAAAGGGCCTTCATAGTTCACCCTCAGCACCAGGGCCAAAACCTGAAACAGCTCGCCGTAATTGGCCGTGAAGATCATATCAAAGACCGACTTGACCGGCACCCAGCCGTCAGCGCCCTGGAGATATGTGGTCTCCAGGATCCTCTCAGTGAGGGCCCACATGGTCTCTTCGCTCAGTTGCTCGGCGAGACCTTCCAGGGCACTCCCCAGTTGATCGAAGTCGGTCCCCTCGATCAGCTCGACCAGGTTCCCGGTCTCCGCGTCCAGGTTCACCGCGCCGGCAGCTCGGGCCATGCCCGGGGCAGCCACCCGGGACAGGGCCAGGAACAGGCGATATCCCTTGGATCCAACGAAGGGCACCACTTTGAAGGTGTGCTCGCCTACCATCTGCTCAACTGGATCAAGACCCATGGATCACTCCTCGGTTAGCTGGCCGGCACCGTGCCGTCAGGGTAGGTATTCTTAACCACCGGCAGCAAAATGATCCAGGATCTATTCGACAGTTCCTTGCCGTAGTTCCAATTAGGGTGCTTTTTCACCATGCAGTCCTTGGCGAAAGCGTTAAACCCCAGGTTGTCCGATATGGTGACCTTGACCTGAGAGCGGGCCGCGACCATGCCCCCCAGGATCCGATTGAAATCGGCGTCCTGCTTGACGTTAATGGTGAGCTGCCCGCTGGCGTCAGCCGACAGCACGAAGGTGACAGAGCCGTCAGTCCCCACCACCATGGTGACGCCTTCCCCGTTCAACTCCAGGACTGCGACCTCCCCGTCAGCGTAGCCAGATCCAGGGAACCCCCCCACGGTGATGGCCAGGATGCCAGGCTTGTAAACATTGGTGGGCATTTTCTTACCTCCAAGGGGCTCGCGCCCCCGGTGTTAGAGGGTGATGTATCCAGCGACATCCGCGCTGTTGATGGATCCAGTGATCGGCGCCCTGAACTCCAAGCTCGGAGCGTTCCGGGTGGCCTTGACAGAGGCGCTGATGCTGGCCGCGGTGGGTACGGTGACGGTCCAGCCGTCAGTAAAGGCTCCGTTCTCCTCTCCGGTCTGCATGACCTCGCGGATCTCGGCACCCATGGACGCGAGCCCGGTGTCATCGTAGGCCACCTTGTCCTGAGCCAGCACCAAGGCCAACAGATTCTCCACCACGCGGTACTTGGCCCAGTGAGAGATCCTGGTCACATCGATGAAGTCGCCGTACCCGTTTTGGGCCTTGCCCTTGGCGAGCTGGGTCGCGTTGGTCCCCGCGAGCACTTCGTACCAGCTGCACCCCTTCTCCCCCATGTAGGTCCGGTTGGTCGGGGTGATGGTGTTGTCCACCGTGATGCTGCTGATGGTCTGGAAATTCCAGTTGATCGAGCCGGGATCTTTGGGCAGGCACTTACCCATCCACCCCGCGTCCAGGTACTCGGTGGCGGCACTGGTGTGGTAAATGACAGAGGTGTTTTTCAACGCCTGCGCCTTGCAGTACCCCGCAATCGAGGTGCTGACATCAGCGGCAGCATCGAGATCCACGATGTTGACATCCGCGCTGGCCACGATGTACAGCCTGTCATTGGTCTCAGCCCAGTCGGCTACCAGCTTTTGCTGTGCCAGGGTGCGCCCCTGGGTGCCGGTGCCGATGATCCCATACCAGTCCGAAGAGACCCCCACGCAAGCGACCAGCGCGTCATCGAAGTCTTCCACCGTGCCAGCGGTCGGGATGGCGTCAATGGTGCCAGCGGCGCCCGTCGCACGACCTGCACAGTAGACCTCCTGGCCCGCGACGAGGGTGACCTGGACATCGTCACCCACACCGGCCGCGGTGACACTGGCATGAGCGGTCACCAGGGCAGCCAGGGCGGTTGCCGTCGCGGCAGCGGAGGCCAGGCCCACAATAGGACCGTAAGGGGTGGTCCCGGTCGAGGTGACCACGTCAATGTAGTAGCTGGTCCCCACGTCCCAGACGATAGCGAAGTCCTGCCGGGTGGACTGCACCCGCCCGAGGTACGCAGTGTTGGGGCTGGGCTCCTGGGCGAAATGATCCTGCAGCGCCAGGTAGGCCGCGTCAGTGGAGGTGATCCCCAGAGCCAGCAAGGTGGCAGCATAGCTGGCCTTGCTGATGGTGGTCACCCGGTTCAGGGTGGTGTCGAAATTAAACAGGTGCAGGGCCGCGCCGAAACCCTGCCGGGTAACGGTGGTGGTCAGCCTGCTCATGCTGATGTTGATCACGTCAAAAATCGGCCTGGTGGTCATTGGCTCAGACTCCTTGCTTGGTGTCGAAACTAATAGTACCCCGCGCTACGTCCTCAGGATACTCAAAGGTGCCGGTGCCTGTGGCCGACTCAATCACATAGGCATCATCAGTGTACGTGTCACCGAAAAGGAACGTGCAATCAAACTGCCCGCGCTCCTCGAAATCCTCGTTAAGATCCGTCAGATCCAAAACATCCGGCACGATCACCGGAGCTGCCAACCCAACCAGGGCCAGCGCCTCCATGACGGAGGGTTTCGCGAGACCCTGGGCAGCTACCCGGGCATAGTCCAAGGCGCCTTCACCGAAGAACTGAACCGAGGCGGTGACCTTGCGGTCGCCTGCCATCTTGCGCGGCACCTTTTCAGGGATGCCGGGATCGGTACCCCAACCGTATTTGTGCTCCTGCCCGACAGCGATCACCCCGCCCACCTTGACGGTGGCGTAAGGCCGCTGGGCCGGGTGCGGTGCGCCCTGCTGTTCAAACACACACCGGGCAGCGTCACCGGTGCCCAGCTCGGATACCTCACCGATAATCCAGTCTCTCAGCGCGGTCTTGATCTCGGTGCGGGTGATCATCGGCACGATACACCCCCCGTCCTGGTCTGGATTACACCCTTGCCGGCGCTGGAGGGGTCAGACCCCCACGCCCGTATTGCCGGAGAGCCCGACAGCTTACACGCGATCTCACGGGCTCTCATCGGTCCACCCTCACCGCCACCGCGGCATAATGGGAAAGGCTCGAGGTATGGTGCCCGCCGATGTACGGCTCTACCTTCTTTACCTCCCACCATTCGTCCAGGTACTGAATCTGATCGGCCTTGGTCCCTGTCGCCTCATTACCGGCCGTCAACTCGGTCTCGCTCCAGACCCCTACCGCGCCCTTGGTCCTGTCGCCCTCGTCAAGCCGCTCCAGCTCTTCCGCCCCTGCTGGTTGTACGCTGGCCTGGATGGTGCTCTCAGTGTATGCGCCGTCCACCCACACGCCGGCCACATGGGTGCTGGCGGCGGGGGTCCTGCGGGTGACGGACAGGGCGAAAGGTACGGTCATGGTCTTACCCCTTCGCCGTTGCGGCGGTCTTGTGTCCCACCACCACCACGCTATGCACCGCTGCCCGGGTGGCGCCGGTGTCAATCCATGGCTTGCTGCTGCCCTTTCGATCCTTGGTGGTTTGGGCCAGCTCGGGCTCCCTGATGGTGGAGATCGTGCGCTTCACGTCAGAGGCTGCCAGCTCCCCGAAACCGACCAGCAGCCGGAGCGGGTCGCCCCCGTCCTGGATTTTCTGCAGGACCTTATCCGACCGCGCACCCCACACATCTTCTTGGGCGTCAACCGTAGAGCGCACCACTGACCGCTCAGGGATCTTCGGCTCGGTCCCTGGCTTGGTGCCGAACTCGTTAACAGCGGCAATCTCAGCGAGCGTGTATTCGGGATCGTCGGGGTGTTTCTCCCCGTCAGCGTGCCAGCCCGTATCGACGTAGGCGTCGTCAACCTCTTCGACATGATCCAACAGCTCGGCGAAATCTTCCTCCCCGTTGTCAGTGGTGTGTCCGCTGAACTTCATGTCAGGTCAGGATCCCGGAACTGACCCCGGGTGAAGCGGGATCCCACCATATCGGTGTCAGCCTCATCGATATCCTTGTCAGCGAGTGAGATCCCAGCGCAGTACGGCACCGGCGCCTGGGACCGTGCCCTCAACCGGTCAGCCTGGGCCCTGTACTTCTCGGCCCTGTTTCCCCAGCTCCTGGAGAGCGCACTGGTGCTCTCGCTCTCGGCCATTGCAGTGTACTTGGTGGCCAGGGTGTCCAGCAGCTCGATGGACGCGGCCTCAGCAGAGCCCGCGTCAGAGACCATGAAGTTGATCTCTTCGTCGGAGAACTCCCAGGGCGTAGCTGTGTCCTGGATCAAGAACCTGACATGGTCCTTGTCACTGCTTGAGGGATCACCGCTGTAGCTGTAAGTGGCGATAGGGCATCTCCGGCCCCCCACACGGGGGTTTCATGCCCCGCGGGGGAGGGTGTTAGCCGATCACGTCGCCCAGGAACATCCCCAGGTCGGCGCTGGTGATCTTCTGGTCCAGGTACATCTCGGCCTCGATCTCCACGATCCTCTTGGCCGGAGTGTCGTACTCATACACGTTGATGTCGCGGGGGTCGGAAGCACCCTCGGGCTCATTCCAGGCGAAGGTGTAGCCGGCGCTCGGCACGTCCTTGGACGGGGCGGGTGCGCGGTACGCCATCAGGCCTACCTTGGAGAAGATGGACGCCACTGTCTGAGTGGTGTCCCCTTCCTTGGTGGTGGTCTGCACGGCCTGCATCTCCACCACCTCGTCCACCTTGAACATGGCAGCGAGGGCTTGCATGGTGACCTCAGCGGGGTTGCCGTTGCCGCCGTTGTACTTGATCCGCTCCAGGATCGCCGGGTTGATCTGGAGGCTGTCGATCACGTCCCCACCGAAGCCCAGGATGTTGGGCCGCTTGCCTGTGGTGGACTGGATCACGCGAGCCAGCCGGATCATCTCCTTGACAGGGTCGGCGTCGGTGAAATCGAACGCGCTGAACTGGTTGGCGGCAGGGGACAGAGAAGCGACGCCCAGGTAGTTGTGGGTCCACTTGCCGGTGGTCACGAACTTATCCAGGAAGTCCAGCTCCAGGTTGGTCAGATGGGCCTGGACCACGGACTTGGTACGGACCTCGCGGATCGGGATCGGGCCGGAGTCGTTGGCACGGTCACGGTACGTGATCCGATCCTTGAAGGCGTAAGCCTCGCAGAAGAACCGCTCGGTGGTGCTGCCGATGGAGTTGCTGGCAGCCTCTTCGCCGTCAACGCGCTTCTTGGCACGAAGCCGGAGCAGGTCGTACCTGTTCCAGATACGGTACAGGTCGGATTCCTTGCCCGAGCTAACCACGGGAAAGAAACGAAGAGCTGCGTAGTTCTCCGCTCCCTGCCAGTCAACAATGGCCAGGTCGCTAAGTTCTTCGTCAACGTGAATATCAGATGCGTCTTGACGGGGCATTGTTGCCTCTCCTGTGTCCCGGGGGGTCCAGCCCCCCGGGGGGTTAGTCGCTAGTTACTTTTCGGCTTACGCCGGGTTGGTCTCCTGGACCCAGAGAACGATCTGCAGGTCCTCCGCTACCCCGTCATCCGCCACCGACACGTCGAAGTCAGTGTCGGCTGCGATGGCTTCGTCCAGCGCTTCGTTCTCGCCCTTCACCGCGGTGTCCGAGATCAGGCAGGTCTTGGAGCCGATGGTGATGGTCACCACCTTGCCTGCGCCAGGCGCCACCGACACGGTGGCGTAAACGCGCCGGGTGGTCATGGCGACGGGGAACTCCATGTCCTCGATGATGGTCGAAGAGCCGACCAGCCCGCCGTCCCCATTGAGTCCCAGGACGTGCCAGGCACCGGCCGCGGGCATGTGGCCGGTGAGCAGGGCCTTCTTCAGCTCGTCAGCGCCGCTGGCGTCCTCCAGGGCGATGGCTCCCACGTACTCGCCGGAGTACGCCGTGATGGCCTTGGAGACCGCGTCGGAGCACAGCTTGTCACCTGCGGTGAAGGCCTCCCCGGAGAGCACCTTGACCACCCTGGTGACCCGGATCAACGCCTCGGTGGCGCTGGCCGAGACGATGGCGCCGACGTACTTGGCGCCCAGGGTCGCGACGATCACAGCCTCACCGGAAGCATCGATATCGACCAGCTTGCCGGCGCCCGCCGCACTGTAGTCCGCGGCGGTGTTCAGGATGATGAAATCAGGCACGCCCAGGGGGAGCAGCGCAACCTGGACATCAAGGCCGACCGTGTTACTGGTCAGCGCGATACCCATGATCACGCCCATGGTGTCGGCCTTGCCCGCTCGCCCGGTGGTGCTGAACGGGGCGATGGGGTCGCCGGCCACGATGGTCTCGCCCGCGGTGACCAAGGCCACCCCTCGGGTCTGGACATGGCCGTCAGCGGCTGCGCCCACGGTCTCGGTCACGACGCCCAGGGCCTGGTCGCCCTCGGTGGCGGTCAGCATCTCGCCCGTGGTGTTGAGCTTGACGAAGGTCTTGAGGGTCACGCCTGCGCCCGAGTCGGTCAGGGTCAGGGAGGGATTGCGGCTGATGGGGATGAGAAGTACCTGGACCTCCAGGCCGACCGTGTTACCAGACAGGGCGATGCCTGCCGCGTGATCGGAGTCGGTGGCCACCTTGGCACGGCCGGTGGTGGAGAAGGGGGCGATGAGGTCGCCCTCATCGATGGTCTCGCCCGCGGTGACCAGCACCTCGCCCGAGGTCTGCACCGTGATGTCGGCAGCCGCCACAGCGGTGCCCGCTGCCACACCGATGGCGATATCACCATCGGTGGCGGTGAGACCTTCGCCCGAACCGTTGAGCTTGATGAAGGTCTTTTCGGTGACCCCTGCGCCCGAGTCGGTCAGGGTCAGCGGCTCGGCACCCTTGCCGGTCTGCTTGATCAGGACCGCGACCACCAGGTTCGCCTTGCTGGAATCCTCGACGGCCTCCGCGATCACCTCATCATCGGTGCCTGCCAGGACCAGCCGGCCGGTGGTGTCGTTGGTCAACGGGTCGCCGCCAGAGAAGGCGCCGCCCGTGATGGCCAGGGAAACCCCGCTGATACCGATGGCGGCAGCGTGGCCCGCGGTGTCGGGCTTATTCTGCAAGAGCCCCACACCTCCCTCGCCCTTGACGGAGGGGATCGTGACCACGCCCGCGCTGTCCTGCTTCATCACGCGAAACTGGTAGGCGCTCAGATCGACCAGCGCGGTGAAGGTGGATCCAATGCTGACGAGTGTGTCGAAGTTGCCCATTTTCAGTCCTCTCCTCGGCGGTTAGCCAGGAGATCCGCCACAACTGTGACGGATCAAGGGGTTATCGTTTGTTATCCTCGCGCTCTTCGCGGGCCAGCACCGGGTGGGCCTTGCGAGCCTGCACCCGCGCCGCGGCATCCGTCAGACGCTTGCCGCCTTCCAGGGCCGTCTTCTTGATCTCGGCAGCGTGCTTCTTGATCTTGTTGGCCGCGCTGGCGCCGTCGTCCGCGCCGCCCGTGCCGATCTCGCCGTTGAGCGCCTTGCCCACCAGCCCGGAGACCTTGCCCAGCATGGTCTCGACGGCCTTGCGGTGCTCGGGATCCATGGTGACCAGCATCTCGGCCAGCTCCTTGGGATCCATGGGCACGTTGGGCAGGTCCGCCTTGACCTTGATCTCGGTCTTGGTTACCTCGCCCTCGTGCTCCATCTTGGCGATCTTGACATCCTGCTGCTCGGCCTTCAGGCGCGAAGCGTCCAGCTCAGCCTTGAGGTGGGGCGGCAGGTCATCGGCGTGCTTGACCTTCCGGGTCTTGCCCAGGGCCAGCGCCAGGGCCTGGGCAGCGTTCGCCACCGCGGGCTCTTCCTGGTCGAGATCTGCCAGAGCTGCCTCAGCGGCTGCCTGCATGGCCTCGTCGGGCGCGGCAGCGGCCGGCGCGGGGGCGTCCAGCGCTTGGCTGATGGCCTGCACGATGGTGTCGTACCTCTCACCAAGGTCGCCCTTGACCTTGTCCAGCTCTGCCATGGCGGCATTGAGACCCGCGACAGCGGCCTCACTCAGCTCGGCCTTCAGCATCAACGCCTTCAGGGAATCGCTCATTGGTCTTTTCTCCGTTTTGGATACCAGGGACATACGGTAGGTTGCAGGAGACAGGGTGACAGACCTCTCGTTAAAGAGTACGTCCTCCATGTATTTCCGCTCGTTGCTCACAGTCACAAGCTAGTGTCAGGAAACTACGGAAGGCAAGAGATATCCGCGTCAGGGGGGTGATGCGAGGATCTAGCGTAGGCAGATAAAATTACCTGGCCCGAGGCGTGCCAGCATCTCGCGCACGGTCTCGCGAGGTTCTACCCGGATCACGGTGGATCCACTTACTACTATGATCTCCCCCTCCAACTTGACGTGGTTACTGGCCGCGTCGAGTTTGGTCAGGACTTCCTCAGAGACGTGATTCATGGCCTGCTTGGCAGCCTCAGCGCGCCCACCCTCTTCGTGAATGGCCCGGGCCGCGTCAACCGCCTCCATGTCAAAGAAGTAGCGAGCCTGGGCGGTGCCGGCCTTGCCTGTGATCTCGGTAGGGGTGATCGCCCCTGCCCTGATCCAGCTGCGCAAGGTGTGCTCCTTACAGCCGATCAGCTCGGCCACCTCGGGAGAGGTAAAAAGCTTTTCAGCTAGATTGCTCATTCGTCCACCGTCCTTGTGTTTGCGGTACCTCCAAGAGAGATCCCATGCTCGATATTCGAGAGCACCCGGTACACCTCAGGGCTGTAACGGATCGCCTCCATACAGGCGTTTTCGTGGATCCCTTCCTCAATGACTACCCCTCGGTACTCGCCCCCCGGGTGGATCTCCCGGTCCATGGTGAAGTGCTCGACCACGATCCCTTCAGCTGCTGTGAACTCGTCCTTGCCGAAGATCTCTTTTAGCCCCTGGTCGAAGCCGTGCTCGATCTTCACCTTACGGCAGCCGTAATTGCGCCAGGTCATCTCCATGACCTCGTCATCGGTCATTTCTTCGCCGTGCGCATCCTTGCGCCGGGGCTCGTAGTTCACATAGTAGATCACCCGCTTGGCATCAGACTTGGCGATATTCCGGGCCACCCTCACCACGCCGGTGAGCGGAGGATCTGCAGCAGCCTCACCGGCGATCTGGAGGCGGATCTTATCCGCGGTCCAGGTTGGAAGATCTGCGGGCAGGGTGGGCAGGGGCCCGTCCTCTGGTAGGTAACCCAGGGTGATATGCGGCACCCAGCCGTGCTTGCTGGGCAGCTCCACGATCTTGTCGATCTCCTGCTCAAGATCCGCCTGGAGCTGGGAGAGCCCCGGGCCGGTGGCGCTGGCGTACACCGGGATCCCATCAGGGCCCGCGGCAAACTTCCCGATACCCCCCACTGACAGTTGCAGAGGGGGGTGACGGATCGAGACCCTGTCAAGAGCGGCCACGATTCCAGCCCGGTCGGCGTCATCGAGCGCGTCGGCCTTGCCCAGATACAGCAGGGTGATATGGAGCCCTGCAGGATCTGCCCCGGGCAGCAACATGCCGGCCATGCGCGCCCCCACCTCGGGCGGGACCATCAGCGCGACCATGGCGCCGGTGGCCCCCTCCCCCTTGGTGATCATAGCCTTCCGCGCCGGATCCTTGCAGCGCACCAGGGCCAGGTCGTAAAGGGAGATCCCACCGTCAGGGGTAGCGACGGGGGTGTCCAGCACGGTCAAGGTCTTTGAGACCACGCCCAACGCCTTGCCGGCGACCCCTTGAACGGACTCCGGATCTGCACTCACAGCGCCCAGCCGTTGGGCGCCTTCCTCTCCCTCCAGCCACACCGCCCC